TGTGAGTTACAGAAGTGAAGAAATTTTAAAGAATTGAAAGAAAGTTGAAGTTTGGGGTTGACAGGGGGAGAGAGGGGATGGTATAATGGGGGAAAAGATGAAAGTGAGGGTTAATTGAACATGATACACATTATCAAAAAAGGTACAAAGCAAAATATACAAGAATGTAAAAAATGTGGTTGTATTCTCGTTTGATTGCGAAGACATAAATAAAGCGCATTGTTATTATTCTAATGATGTAGTTGGTTTTAAAGAATTTGTTATTTGCCCACAATGTGGAAAAATAAATTTTATTAAAAGGACAGAAGACGAATGATAAATGAAATTGCTATCGTTGTTAAATCTATAATACAAGGTGGAGCAGTTGGTTGTCTAATAGGCACAATCATATTTTCAATCGAAGAGTGGATAGAAAGTAAGATAGATAAAGCAAAAATTTCAAGAAGATTAACTGCAATTGAAAACAGGATTGAAGAACTTGAAAAACTTGATAAGAAAATCAAAGTTGACGCACTTGAAGAGGAATTAAGACATGAATTGTAATTACTGTATGTGTAAAGCATGTAAATATTATGAGGACTGTGAACCGTGTCGTGGTGATTATGATTATGAGCATCCATGTCAAGGAGATTGTGAAGATTTTGAGGAAACCTTTGAACACCATTGGGAAATGATGGATGACATTGAGAGAGAAGAGTATAGTAGAGATGAAAGTGAGGAATAAATATGAGAGTAGTTGCACCAAAAAAATAAAAGACAGGAATATACAAATAGATTTTTTCAAATAAAAATTGGTACTACGTGGAGAACAGTTGCGGAATTAGTAAGAAATCCCTTCGATGTTATTAAGGGTTCGCCTAAATTTGATTTATATTTTCTCGATTATGGTGTGGCACATGCTGGAAATTACGGGAATGATTCAGTTGGTATATATAGTGATGATTGGTACATGACAATTGAAGAGGCTGTTAAAGTTGCTACACCAATTGTTCAAAAGAAGTTGTATAAAATTGCAACTGGTATCATGGATGGGTTGAATGTAGAAAGTGATGAACAAGAATGAAGATAATATGCACAAATGAGGAAAAGCAAACTTTCCTAAATGCTTATGAAAATAACACAGATTTATCTTGTATATTAGTGAATTGTGAAGTTGGTTGTGCAACCAAATATTTATCTTGTCGTGAGTGTTTAGAACAGAAGATAGAGTGGGAAATTAAGGCAGAAAATGAGGCATAGCACATGGCAGATATAGAGCTAGTAATTAAGTTGGACGAAGAACATATTAAACAAATAGACAGAATAAGATTTTTAATTGGTGGTAAAGAAGATAGAAGCCTACAAATCAATGTAATCAATGCAATTAAGAATGGTACGCAACTCCCAAAAGGGCACGGAAACTTGATTGATGCGGATGTTTTATGGGATGCGTATCATGCCAATAATTATGATTTTTACGAAGCGTTAGATGGAGTGAAGGCAATCATAGAAGCAGATAGGGAAAGTGAGGGATAAATGACTTTAGAAGAAGCACACAAAAAGCTAGATGAAGCGTATAAAAACAACGAATACATTAGATGCGGTATCCGCAAGGGTAAGGTGCCTGATGCGGTAAGAGTAGCAGCTTCGTTGATAAGCGTGGCAGAAGTGGCAAAGATGGAAAGCCCATTTTTTATATTGCAGAAGGAGAGGGAGGAATGACATGTCAGACATTGAATTGGTAATTAAGCTACCTGAAGCAGAATATGATTTGATTGTGAACGACGAAGCATGTGGCTTAAATGTTCTAACAAGAGCAATCGCAAAAGGCACGAAACTTCCGAAGGGTCACGGCATATTGATTGATGCTGATGCAATAATAAATAGACTGTGTACACAAGAAGCAAGCGACTTCTTTGAAAGCGTTGCTTGTGCTGAAATCATGGAGTTTATAGACAATGAAGAGCCAATTGTAAAGGCTGATGTTGGAAATGGGGAAGAATGAGTGTAGAAAATGGCAAAGTTTGTTGTAATTGCAATCACTGTATGAGAATAGGTGGAAAGATAAACCCTGTTACGTGCTGTTGTGATATTGATGGGAGTTGGCTATCTTACGTCACAGTAATGACATATTGGTGCAGACATTGGAGCATAGATAAGGCAGAAAGCGAGGGTAAGGAATGACTGTATACTGTGTAATGCGAGAAGAAGCAAGAACAGATTTAGACCATGTAGTTTATGCTACACTAAGTAAACATGATGCTGAAAGATTTGCACTTGATTATAATTTTATTGATTATTACGGAAATCCAAACATTGAAGTATTAGATGTAGAAGAAAGTGAGGAATAATATGAACGAACAAATTACACAATTAGAAGCATACCGCCTTATAAGAAAGAAGGCAAGAAATATGTTAGAACCAGTTGATGATGCAACTTTAGGCGCATATGTAAGAGGTATTGTAGATTTACAGACAGAGTTATACGGATTGAGTACTGTAAAAGAAGAAGTAAGGAAGAATAAGGAATAATGGTATTTGTATGGACGCTTAACGATGTACTTTTTGTTATTGTTATAGGATTTTTTGTATTAATTTTTCTTGCATGTATTGGTATTGCTTTGGTAGAATCATTTGTTGAATGGGTTAAGAAATTGATTCCGCATAAGGGTAAGACGCATGAAGAAGAAAGTGAGAACAAAAAATGACACTTGAAGAAGCAATTGAACACGCAAAAGAAGTTTCAGACGAAAAGAAGAAAGAAGCCTGTAGTCTTTATGATGCCAAAGCCTATGAAGAGTCAAGGGATTGTATATGGTGTTCCGAAGAACATAAACAACTTGCAGAGTGGTTAAAAGAGCTGGAAAGGTTGAGAAAATTTAAGGAGAAAGCTGGCATTGTTATTGAACAGTTAAGAGCAGACCGTGATAGGTTAGAGAAGGTTTTGGATGATATAAGAGTAGAGATACTTGAAGAAAAAGAATGCGCTTATGCTGATTTTGAAGAATATAAAGTTGAATATCTAGGACAAAATTGGGAAGATGCATTAGACAGTTTACCACAAGATGATTTTAGATATGGTATGGAAAGATGTGTTGAAATTATTGATGAATATAGGAAGGTGGACGAATGACAAAACAATGTGATTCTTGTATGCACAAAGGTGTATGCGCTTATAGTGAATACTATGAAAGAGCTATGAATGCTGTAGAAGAAGTAGGATATATTAAAAGTTATTCTTCTGTATTTAGCTGTAAGATAGAGTGCACTCATTACAAAGAGGAACTAACAGCAAGAGCAATGGCAATTCCTATTTCTAAACCATCGTTATTAGTTAATAAAGAAGAAGCAATAGCTAATTTAAAGGCATGGTATAATGATGATGAATTTTTTTAAACCTATAACTGATTTTATACATGATGTAATACTTGTTAAAAAACATGGTATATATTTACTTGGGAAAACTGGGCAGTTAGATAAATTAAGCGTTGTAGAATTGAAAGAGATTGCTGATAATATTAATAGTATTGTAGCTAAAAGATATTGTGAATGTCTTATTGAACAAAAGGAGAGCGATAAATGAGGTCAAATCAGATACCTATGCAATCAACAGTACCACCTATGCCTAGAAAGCCAATTAAGGTTGATGATGAATTTGTTTTGCATGGTTCAAACGGAATGGACTATAAGATTGTAGTTATTAATATTAACTATTTCAGACCACCAGAGTCAGTATTTGCTTGTGATGTATATGATGGTAATGGAATTTATGCAGGAGATGTAATGTTCTTTGATGAAGACTTCTTTAATCAAGACTGTGTAGAAAGAAAATAAAAATTAATAAAATGTTGTTGACATTGTTGTAAGTAAGTGATATAATATAGACATAATAAAAGAGAACATACAGAAAGGAACATATAAAGAATGGGTTTGGCTTATCTTTTAACAATTGTTTTTCTTATTTTGAAGCTGTGCGGTGTTATCGCTTGGAGCTGGTTTTGGGTATTTAGTCCGATAATTATTCTTCTGGGTCTTTTGCTTGTACACGCATTTCTTTACTCATTGGCAACATTATGATGAACGATATAGAAAGTGCAATTAAATATGCTAGAGATACCCAAAGGCTAGAAGATATAGAATTAACAGAAGAAGAAATTGAAACAATTAGAAGACTTCTTTTAGGTGAAATAACGTTGGAAGAAGTTATCGAAGATATGATTAATGATTATATGGAAGGTGAATAGTGAATAAAAATGATGTGTGTTGATGAATTTTGGAATGAGATTTTTAAGGATGTTATCGTGGGCACTGTATATAGCAAAGACGCTTTTGTTATTAAGAACGTAATTTTTAACGACCCAGCAACTATTGTATATTGGGAAGATGGCACAAAGACTGTAGTTAAAGCTAATAACGAAAAGTTTGACAAGGAGAAGGGTCTTGCAATGTGCTTTGCAAAGAAAGCAATGGGTAATAAAGGTAATTACTTTGAAGCATTTAAGAAGTGGGCTGATGCAGAATGATTAAACACAGTTTTGATTTAACATACAGTGAAAATGATTATATTGACAAGTGTAAGCGTTCTCGTGTTCTTAGAGAGCAGAATGCTTACAATGAAATTGAGAATGGTGGTGCTGTAATTGTTAACGATAATAATTTAGATAATTACAGTAATGTAAGATATCGTAAAAATTATATTGACATTAATGCATAGTTATGTTATAATAATATGCAGATAAAAATTACTGCTATTGCAGTTTACATATATATTACTAGATATTTTATTTTAACAAACAAAGAAGAACAAAGAAACAAAAGATTTTAAAGAAATGAGGTAATTTTAATGGAATCTAGTATGAACAGAGCTGTTGTTGTTGGTACGATTACAGAAGTCAACTATAAGTATGACGCTGAATCAGAAAGCAAGAACAAGAAGGTAAAGAAGGGTGCATGGGTTAAGGACGACTTCAAGAATCCTATCATGCGTGTACTTGTTGATAAGGGTGATGAAAAGTCTTATATTGACGTACAGATGTTCCCTACTTACGAGAACTACGAATCAAATGGTGTGCTTAAGGAAAACTCCACATTCAAGGAATTTAATAAGCTGTCTAACCTTGAGAATCGTGGTGTAGGCGCACGTATTAAGTTAACTGGTCAGTTTACTGAGAATAAGTATGTAAAGGAAGACAGCAAGACAATTGCACGTTTCAACCAGTTTAACGCACAGTATATCAGTTTATCTGATGTTGGGCAGGAAGATTTTGCAGAAGGTAGTCTTACTGGTGTAATCTCCAATATGGTTGATGAAGTTGTTAACGATGAACCTACTGGAAGAATGCTAGTTGAATTTTATACCTTCATGGGTAAGACCGATGTTAAGAGCGCTGTACTGAATCTTATTGTACCAGAAGAACTAGTTGACGATGTTAACAGTGAGTTTTCTATTGGCTCTAACGCAGAAGTAGATGTAGAAATTAAGACAGTAACACATGGTGCTGTACAGAATACATCTACAGACCGTGGATTTGGTTCAAGAAAAGCTAATATCAAGAGTGGTTACACTACAACTGAATTCCAGATTTTCAGTGGATATGAGCTTGATGATACCAATGAAGCTGACCTTAAGTATATTTTAACTGATGAAGAGTTTAAGAATATGCTTAAGAAGAGAAAGCTGGAACTTGAACAGCTTGTACAGGAAAAGAATCATAGTAGCGGTCAGACTGCAAGAAGAAGCGGTTTAGGTAATAGAACTGCAAGAACAGAAGTTACAGCTACAACAAATGAGGAACTTCCGTTTACACCAGATAGCGAGAATCCGTTCGCTTAATTAATTTTAATTATTACATATAATGACAGAGAGGCTTAATGTCTCTCTGTCAAATAAACTTAAAGGAGATTTATTATATGGGTGCAAATTTTGATATTTTTAATCCCGTAATCACCAAGGTTGTTAAGGGCATTCAAGGTAAGATGATTCTTGTACATTCCGCTGAAAGAAAAGTTGGAAAGACACTGCAAGCATCACATATGCCTAAACCCTTTTATTTGCGTTTTGAGCAAGGTGCTAATGCTATTAATGGCATGGCTTGCGCTCCATTAACATGTTGGCGTGATTTTAAAGAGGTTAATAAACAGTTAACAAGCCCTAAGACTGTAGAAAAGGCTAGAGAAACATATGAAACCATCATTATTGATACTGTAGATGTAGCTATCAAATGGTGTGAACAATATGTATGTAGCTCACAGAGCGTATCAAGACTTAACGATGGCAACTCTGGCTACGGCTTGTGGAAGGAATATGAAAACGAGTGGTTTAAAGAAATCAACAAGTTAACTAATGCTGGTTTCACACTCTACTTTATTTCTCATTCAGAAGAAAAGTTAAAACATGACCCTGTAACTAATGAAGAATACACTCAATTAGTACCAAAGGGTGATAAGAGAACCATTGATGCTATACTTGATTTAGTGGATTTTATCGGTTATGTAAAGTCTAATGGTTTTGATGAAGACGGCAATGAAATTCCTTCAAGTATTTATTTCACAAACACAAAGGAATTCCAAGCTGGTTCAAGATTCAAGTATATGGCAAAGGTTGTTAGTCCGTTTACTGCTGAAAATTTACAGAAGGCAATTATTGATGCTATCGAAGCAGAGGAAAAAGAAACTGGCGTAGCTGGTGCAACACTCGATGAAATTCGTAAGGAAGAAAATGCCAATCGTAAGGAATACACCTACGATGAAATTATGGCTGAAATCAATAAGTATGGCAAGGCTCTGTACAATGATTTTAAGCAAGAGACAATTGACATTATCGCAGAATACTTAGGACAGGATGCATCATTAAAGAACGCAACTAAGAAGCAGATGCAACAGCTTGAAATGATTCTTTCTGACTTACAGGATTTAGCCGAAGAAAATAATATCAGTGTGGGGGGACTAAGTATTTGAAAGAAGTAGGAATTGTACTTACGTTAGAAGACGATAGCGCAAAAGAACTGTATAAATCTACAGTTGATTTAATTGAGAACAACAATGTAAACGGCTCAATTTCAATGTGGGATAGTGAAGATGGCATCTTATACAACTATGATTCAGATGATGAACCTTGTTGTTGCCATGATTGCATTGAGGATGAAGAACCAGATATATGTTTAGGTTATACATTTGCTGACGTTCTTAATTTCTTACAGCACGATGTAGGAAACGAATATAAGTTTAGCTGTAGCAGTTTTGAAAGCGAACATGACTACATCTATTTAGATGCTGATAGTTATGATGCACCAGTGCTGTTAAAGTATACATCAGAGACAGATTCTATTGTACCTTATATTCCGTCATATGAAGATATGTTGGATTATTTATGGTGGTATGTAGAATAATTATAACACAAATAAAGCCCCACATTTGACCATTGTGGGGCTTTTGTTAATAAAGAGGATAAAGTATGCCAAGACCAAAGAAACAAGTTGAAATTGAACCACAGAAGCCAAATCCAAGACGCATATTAACTGACTGGATTCAAGCATATTATATCAAACAGGGTTGGGATAAAAACGATATTAATTGGCAGATGATATCAGCACAGTTAAAAAATATAGAAGCTGATAATAAGATATCAGATGCTGGTGTTGGGTATACGTTGTGGTATATGTCTGACATACAAGGTATCAATCTTATAGCCGATACAGAAGATGGATATAATGGGAGCGTTCTAAATTTAGTACCATTTTATATTCAAGACGCACAGAAATTTTATAATAGGTCACAAGCTATTAAATTAAGCGTAGAAGCGTTTGAGTTTCCAGAAGATAAGATAATTAAATCTAAACCAATTAAGAAACCCAAACAAAAGGTTGCAGTTGACTTTGATTGAATTTTGTGTTATAATAAAAATAAAAAACCATAAAGAAGGTGCAATCCAATGGAACTATTATATTCAAAGACCCAGAGCGGTTTTCTGTTAGGGTCATTGCTTAATGATACGAATTTATTGTACAATGCCAACTATCCATTAGATAAGAAAGATTTTGAACCTTTTCTAGCGCATAGAATTATCTTTGTTTGCATTACACAACTTGCAGACAAAGGCGTAACAAATATAGACGCAAAAGAAATAGCAGAGTATCTTAAGGCATTTCCAAGCCAAGAGAACGCTCTAATAGATGAATTTTCAAATGGAGACTATATTGGATATATTGAAACATTAAAAACCCTCGATAATAATAAGGCTTATGATTTTTATTATAATGAAGTCAGAAAGCGCACGTTGCTTAGGGAATATCGGGATGATGGATTTGATATATCTGAGCTTTTTGATGAAAATGGAAATGAAGATGAACAGAATGCCAAATTAAATAATTATAGTATCAGAGATATACTTAATTATTTCGACAAAAAACAGACGCAAAAGAGAATTAAATATCTTGTTGATGATGATGGGACTGTAAGAAAGAAAGCTGGTCAAGGCGGTCATGCTATTTTAGATAGCTACAAGGAATCTCCACAGATAGGATTAGGATTTGAAAGCCAATATTTAACCACATTATGGGGTGGTTTTAGACGCAAACAGTTATATATTGTCAGTGGTGATACATCCAGTGGTAAGACTCGTAAAACGCTTTCTAACCTACTTAAAGCGTGTGTATCAGAGTATTATGATACTAAGCAAGACCAATGGGTAGAAAACTTAAATGGAAAGCACAGAGGGCTTTATATCGGTTGTGAAATGACTGTTGATACAGAAGATAATACGAACGAAGTTGAACCTATTATGTGGGCTTATTTAAGCGGTGTTGATTCATCTAAAATTACAGAAGGCAGTCTTACAGAAGATGAAGAAGAACGTGTAAGATATGCAATTGATTTATTGGGACGCAACGATATTTGGCTCACTGATATGCCTAGATTTGATATATACAAGCTAGAAGAAGAGATTAAAAACCATAAAGAAATGTACGATATTGAATATGTTGTGTTCGATTATATGTCTCTAAATGGTGATTTGATTAAAGAGTTTGTAAAAAGCAGAGGTAGTGGTGTCGCTACAAGGGGTGATGAAGTATTACTTGAGCTTTCTAAAGCGCTCAAAGACTTAGCAAAAAAATATGATGTTGGTATTATCACAGCAACACAAGTAAATGCTGATATTAAGGATTTTAAGAATAGAGATTACCAAGTTATCCGTGGTGGTAAAGGCGTAGCCGATAAAGCAACTGGTGGCTCAATATCCATGCCAATTACACTACAGGAATTAAAACTGGTTGAACCATATATTGAAAAATTAAAACATAATGGAAACTTTGGAATGAGAGAACCGAATTTTGTAGAAACAGTTTACAAATCCAGATATTCCAAGTTCCCGAAGGAATGTAAAATCTTTTCCTATTTTGATTTGGGTACAATGAGAATGCAGGAGCTTTTTGTAACAGACAAAAACTTTATGCCAATAGACGTACCAAAGACAGTAATAGATTATACAGAAGATAACGAAGAAGATTGACAAATTGCCCCACTTATGGTATAATACATATATCAAAGATAAGTGGGGTAATCTATTTATTATGCAGATAGATTTTAAGCAGATTAGAGAAAGCCTCAGTGTTTCGCAAGTCATAGAAGTAGTAGAATCACTAGGTGGTGAACTTAGAAGAACTACAGATGAATATTTATTATTTACATCCATCTTGTACCATCCAGACGATGCAAACATGCATAAACCAAAGATGTATTATTACTTTTCCACTTATACATTTATGGATTATAAAGTTGGAGCATGTTTTGATATCTTTGAGCTTGTAAAAAGACGACAGGCTCACTTTGGTAAAATGTATAACATGGGCAATAGCGCCGTTTATATTGGCAAATTGCTCGGTTTTTCTGTTGGTGATAATACTCTTGAATATAAAGATACATACAACTATATGAGCGATTTACGCTCTTATATAAGGCATCATAACGCTAAAAAGTATCAGACATATGATTTAAGTGTGTTAAACCAATTTGAGGTTGCATATCATCAAGATTGGTTAGATGATGGTATCACGATTGAAAGCATGGAAAAGTATAATATTAGGTTTTATAATCCTAACCAAATTGTTATTCCATGTCAAGATATATATGGTGATATCATTGGAATCAGAAGCAGAAATTTAGACCCAACTATAGACTGGAAGTATATGCCATTACAATTGTTAAATGGTAAGATGTTTAATTTTGATGTTGGTGAACATTTGTATGGGCTGAATTATAATCGTAAAGCAATTGAAAGATATAAAAAGGTTATTATCTTTGAAGCTGAAAAGTCAGTGTTACAATGTGATGGATTTTTTGGTGAGAAGAATATAGCTGTTGCAAAATTCGGTTCGGCATTTAAAAAAACACAAAGAGACTTATTATTAAATCTCGGTGTGGAAGAAGTTATAATTGCAAACGATTTTGATTATGTTAAAGTTGACCCAGATGCTCAAGACTGGATTAAGTTTAACAATAAAGCTGTTGCGATTGCAGAAATGTTCAATGGGCTTGCAAGCAAAATTACTTGCCTTGTTGAATATGAAGACCATAAATTGAAAGCTAGTCCTAGTGATTTAGGATTTGATAGATTTATGGAACTATATAAAAATAGAGAGGAAATAATTTTGACTTGAATATAAAAGTTTTATACGACAACGATAACGGAGTAAGTTTTAAAGATTATTTAAGGAAACTAGGTGTTGTAAATCCAGATGAATATTTGAAACTTAATACGATAGAAGATGATTTAAATTATGATAACATAGAGCTTGCAGTCGAAACATTATATCAATATAAGACAAGAGAGATTACAATACTTGCCGACACAGACGGGGATGGCTACACATCAGCAAGTATGTTATATTCATTCTTGACAGAATTGGGATATAAATGTAATTACATCTTACATGATAAGAATCCAAAATCACATGGTTTAGACGATTCGCAAGTATTAAATATTTTAAAAAGTAAAGAGCCTAGTTTGTTAATCGTTCCAGATGCAGGAACATCAGATGAAAACCCATGTAAGAAGCTGAGAGAGTTAGGATGGGAAATTATTATACTTGACCATCATAAACCACTTAATGAGAACAATTATGCTATTATAGTTAATAATCAAATGTCTGAAATGGTTGTTAATAAATCAGCAAGTGGATGCTTAGTAACATGGCACTTTATGCACTTAATTGATGCAGATGTATCAAACAAGTTTATAAGTTATGTGGCTATCAGCATCATAAGTGATAGCATGAGCTTTTTAACGAACGAAAATATTACGTTTATATATCATGGACTAAAAAATATGCATCCAAACATTAAACGTCTAATAGACAGCGTACAAGGCGATTACAAGCCCGTTTCTTTTTCGTTTGGTGGATTTAACCCTAAGTGTAATTCAACCATCAGATTGGGCACGATAGAGGACAAAAAGAGCCTATTTGAATTGATGTGTGGTCTGAATGATAATGTAGATGAAGTAAGTAAGATAATTAAACATTACCACTCTCAGCAGAATGTAGATGCAAATAATCTTATTGAAAACAACATTACGATACTTAACGAGAATAGTAATGTGTTGTTATGTAAGCTAGATTGTAAAACACCACTTACTGGATTAGTCGCTAATAAGCTAATGGGTAAAACTGGTAAGTCTGTTCTTATTGTACATGATAGAGAGGATGGTAATTCAGAAGGGTCAGCTAGAAGTCCAATTAATCTTAGAGAGATATTGAATAACAGTGGACTGTTCAATTATAATAGTGGGCATGACCATAGTTTTGGTACAAGCTATAAGACAGAAGACGAAGCGAAGTTACTTGAATACTTTGATAATTATGACTTCCCTAGTCCATGTTATACTGTATTTAGTGATACATGGAATGTTAAAGATATTGACCAATTTGGTGATTTAAGTATGTTATGGGGAAATGATTTGATTGACCCATTATATTATCAGAAGTTAGTTATCAATACGCAGAATATAGATGTTATTGGTGAATCACAAACAACTATAAGATTTAAAAATAATGATAACGTAACATTCATTAAGTTTTACTGTACACATGAATGGATTGATAATCTCAAAAGCCATGATAAGGTTGTTATAGAGGTTATTGGTAGAGGAAAATGGAATGAGTGGAGAGGAAACAAATATCCACAGTTCATTATAGATAGAATGGAATATAGAGAACCAACTTTTGAAGATTTATTTTTAAATTAGGTATTGACAAGCTCCTTTTTATTTGATATAATTGGTTTATCAAAAGAAAGGAGTTTGTTTTATGGCTGGTAATTTTTCAGACTGGGGAGTTGAAATGCATGATGACAAACCAGTTAGAGTGTGTTTGTTTGTATCTAGAAACAAAGACAATAAGGATATAGAAGGCTTTAAGGAACGTAGAGTCGCATTCTTGACAACAAAAGATTATTATGATGCTAGACTAAATGATGATTTTATTAACTTTGTAAATAAAGGTGTAGAAGTTGTAAATAAGGTCGAAGAAGCAGAAAAGAATGATTGTGACATAATTTTTACATTAGATTCGCACTATGATGATGATTACATGTCTACAGAAGAAGGAAAGAATCTTCCTGTTCCACATTGTATTTGTGGCACTGAAGGATGGGCGTTTGTAGACCAATTAAAATATTTAGCTTTTGGATTGATTTTTAAACACATTAAAAAGAATTATGACATATTTCCAAAAGAAACTTTTGGGTCTAATATGTTGTTTACAAATTTAAGATTTGAAAATACAGACACTGATTACGATGAAATTGAGCTTGTAGGACTTTGTACAGATATTTGTGTTATCTCCAATGCAATTATCTGTAAGACAGCACAACCAAACGCTCATATTGTTGTAGATGCATCTTGCTGTGCAGGAGTAACACCACACTCTCACGATGTAGCAATCGAAGCAATGAAAACATTACAGATTGAAATTAGAAATGAAGGTAAAGAGCCTTGGAGAAAATAAATATGTTTAATTTTCTTAAAAAGAAAGAACCTAAGACGTTTAAATTTAAAAATGGCTTGTATAGATTTAAAAAAGATATTACATTAATAAGAAATGGAATTATGATAGGTATTCAAACTGGTTCAGAATTTAGAATAAAACAATTTGAACCAGCAACACCATCTGATGTATTACTTTACGAATTATCCATAGCCAGCGTTAGTCCTAAAATGAATGTTAGTTTCTTGTTGGCAGAACAAACTCTTATTGATAGTGTAGAATATATTGAACCAGATGTAAAATTAAATTGTGATTAATTTTAAGCCCTACTTGACAAAAGTAGGGCTTTGTGTTATAATATAGGAAGAAAACATAAGGAACGGAAAAACATTTAAATTAGTTGGAGAACAGTAAAATGTATTATCAGAACTACCATAAGCACACAAGTTTATCACATAGATATAATAAGGATAGCTCTCTTGTTCCAATGGATTATTTTAAAACAATGAAACCATTGGCTGATAATGGAATACCACAGATTTATTCTACATTGGAACACGCATGGCAAGGGAACTATTTTAAAATCTATAGTGACCTTGAAAAATTTAACAAGAAAAATTCAGAAACCAATCCTAATTATAAACCAATTAAATTTATTTTTGGTGTAGAAGCATATTGGGTTTGGGATAGATTTGAAAAAGATAATGCAAATTGTCATATTGTTTTATTAGCAAAAAATGATAATGGACGCAAAAAGTTAAATAGATTAATTTATGAATCATATAAAACTGGCTATTATTATAAGGGACGTATTGATGTAGACTTGTTATTAAAGTTGCCAAAAGATGATGTTATGGTTACAACTGCGTGTGTTGCGTTTTGGAATCAATATGACATTGATAAGCTAGATGATTTTGTATTAAAACTTAACAACCATTTTACTGATTTTTATCTTGAGGTACAGGCAAATAATACTGATTTACAAAAGCAAGTAAATTCACATATCATAGATTTACATAAACGATATCATATTCCAATTATTTCTGCAACAGATAGCCATTATATTTCTAGTTCTCAAATTGTTGAACGTGATGAATTATTAAAGTCAAATAAGATTCAATATCCAGATGAAGACGGAAATTATATGGATTTTCCGTCTTGTGATGAATTGATTGAAAGATATCAAGAACAAGGGATATTAAGTCAAGATGAAATTGTAGAAGCAATTGAAAACACTAATCGAATTTTAGACTTTGAAGACATTGTTCTTGATAAATCTATTAAAGTGCCTGTTGCAAAGAAATATAAGAACCTTTCTCAAGAAGAACGAAATAAATTACTGTTCAATATTCTTATTGACGAATGGAAATTACAGAGAAAAGATATCAACGAAGATTTACTGGAAGAATATCAAAAAGAAATATTTAATAATTACAATGAGGTAATTGCTTGTGGTATGGCTGATTACTTTATTGATAGTTATGAGATAATGAAACTTGGGCAAGAAAAATATGGTGGAATTTTAACTCCAAGTGGTCGAGGAAGTGGTGTTTCATTCTATATCAATAAACTATTAAGACTTACAAAGGTTGATAAGGTTAATTCGCCAGTGACAATGTACGCTGAAAGATTCCTTACTTCGACACGAGTGTTAGAATCAAAGACACCCCCTGACATTGACAACAATGTCTCAGATAGAGAACCCTTTATTCAAGCACAGAGAGACTTAATTGGAGAAGAAGGAACATTCGATTTGCTTGCTCTAGGAACTCTTAAATATAAGTCTGCATTCAAAATGTATGCAAGAGTATACAATCTTGACCCACAATTAGCAAATGAAGTAACAAAGCAGATTGATGAATACGAAAATGCTTTAAAGCACATGGAAGACGATGAAACAGAAGACGATTATGATATTTTTGACTATGTAGATAAAGAAAAATATGGATATCTCATTGAAGGTTGTCAAAAATATCGTGGCATTGTTGATACGTTAAAGAGTCATCCATGTGGCACGTTATGTTATGGTGGGGATGCTATTGAAGATGTTGGTGTCATTATGGTACGTTCTGAATCAACAGGAAGAGAATGTTTTGTCGCTTTACAAGAAAGTAGTACAATTGATGAGTTTGGATATTTAAAACAGGATTATCTTGTAGTTGATTCAATTGGTTTAACATATGATATTTACAAAGAAATTGGAATCGAGCCAATGACTGTAAATGAATTGCTTGAAGTTATTGATGGAGACAAAGCTACATGGGATATATACGCAAATGGATATACCATGTGTATTAACCAAGTAGAAAAACAAAAAACGACACAAAAAGCAATGAAGTATAAACCACAAAATATCTCTGAGTTGTGTCAGTTTATTGCTGGAATTAGACCATCTTTTCAATCTATGTATAATGTTTTTGAGTCAAGAAAACATTTTGATTATGGGATTAAAGCATTTGACGATGTTGTTCAAGATAAATATATGACTAGCTCATTTTTGCTATATCAAGAGACTTTAATGAAAGTACTTGGATTTGCTGGTTTCCCGATGAGTGAAACATATACGATTATAAAAGCAATATCAAAAAAGAAAGAATACGTAATTAATGGTGCAAAAGAGAAATTTATTCCAAACTTTACACAAGCAATATTAGATACAAAAGAAACTAATGATTATAATGTTGCAGAACAAATGTCAGAAAAAGTTTGGGAAATAATTAAATCAAGTGCCCAGTACGGATTCAATGCTTCACATTCGTACTGTATGGCAATAGATTCAGTTACTTTGGCTTGGTTAAAAGCTCATTATCCTTTAGAGTTTTATAAGTGTGCACTACAAAGATATACTGACAAAGGGAATAAAGATAAGGTTGTAGCACTTAAAAAAGAAATGATGCTTTTAGGGGTTGATTTAATTCCAGTCAAGTTTGGGGATGATAATAGAGGATTTTCTATTAACAAAGAAAGACATATAATTAACCAAACGATGACAAGTATCAAGAATATGGGAAGACATGTAGCAGATAATCTCTATTCTCTTAAAGACAACAAATATTCAAAATTTGTAGATATTCTTTATGATATTTGGCGATATAAATGTTGCAATAAAACTGAGTTGGATATGTTAATTAAAATTAATTATTTCTCAGATTTTGGTAACATAAACACTTTATTAGCAAAACGTGACATGTTTAATTGGTGTATGTTTAACAAATCATCAACAACCGACACCAAAAAGACAATTAAAGTAGCAGATTGCAAAGATGAATATGTTAAATTTGTTGTATCAAAACATTGTGCTAAACAGTCTGAAAAACAATTTAATGGTATTGACAATCTAGCAATCGCACAAGAGTTAGAATCTACAATTAAAACAATTAAAACAGATATATTACAGGAACTCAGCTATGAAGTAACATATCTTGGATATACCGATAAAATCATTCCTAATAGCCCTTATATGGCTGTTTTAAATGTAGAAAAGAATAAATATGGCACACCATTTGTAACTCTATATTCGATTGCTACAGGGGCTACATCGACAATTAAGATGAATAGGGTATCATATGAAAGTTTACCATTATATCAAGGTGACATTATTGAATGTATGCTTGATGTTAAACCTAAAAGACGCAAGATAACTGAAAAGGCAGAAGATGGAACAGAAAAAAGTGTCTGGATAGAAACAGGAGATTATGAAACAGTAATTAACAATTATGTTGTAAGATTAGAAACAGAAATCACAAATTAATATAAAATTTTACTTGACAACCCTTCCTGTTTGGTATATAATATGTATATCAAATAAGGAAGGGCTTTTAATTTATGTCAATTAGAATTCATGCAAAATGTATAAGAGAAATTTATCATAACGACAATTTTTATGTGCTGGCTTTTGTACCTACAGAAACAAATAGGGAAATTCAATTAAACCAGTACAATAACTTTACGTGCTGTGGAGAGCTTGGTTATATTACAGTAGGAAAAGAATATGAGCTTGAAGTAACAGAAGGTAAAGCAAGTAAATACGGAACATCCTATAATATTATTTCCGTACCTTCTATGGTAATGGAAAACTTATCTGAGCTTACATATGACCAGAAGTATGAGATTTTAATGGAGTGTACGTCTTCTGATAGAATTGCAAGAAATATTCTTGAGGACTGTCCTAATTATATAGAACTTGCAGTTATGGAAGGTGAAGACGCTATTGATATTTCTAAGATTCATGGTGTAGGCAAAGTTTATAATAAGGCGTATTGTAGACAGCTTATCAGTAAGTATAAATATTATTCATTCTGTCAGAATGCAGATATGAAGAAATATGAAATCAATATCTCTGAAGCTAAAGAGTTATTTGATAAATATAGTACACAGGAAGGGATTATCAAAAATGTAAATTCCAATCCTTATTATGTATTACTTGAAGTATGTAATCGTGGATTTGAGCTTACAGATAAACTATTATGCAACGTAAGACCAGACCTTATAGATTCTGATGAAAGAACAGAAGCCCTTATTATTGAAATCTTAAAGAGAAATGAATATGACGGCTCTAGCAGACTCAATGGGACTGATTTATATTATATTGTTAAAGAAGACTATAATTGCGACAATTTAATTCCAAAGTTAAAAACTGTAGCTGTTAATAGCGATTTAATTTACTTCGATGAAAAAAGCGGTGATTTAAGTATCATGGCTACATATCTTGGTGAGTGTGAAGTATGCGACTTTATTATGTCAAAGAATGCTAATCCGCACAAGTTGGATATTGATTGGACTAAATATACTCACCTTGATGGATTTGATATGACACCCACACAGGCTAATGCGCTTAAAAACTTTTGTGAATATGATGTAAGTATCTTAGTTGGGTACAGTGGCGGGGGCAAAACAACGTCTGTTGGTGGTCTTATTCAGTTAATGGAAGATAATCATATCACATATACACTTTTATCTACAACTGGTAAGGCATCTAAGGTGCTTTCTGAAAGCACACATAGACCAGCAAGTACAATCCATAGATGCTGTTATAGTGGTGATATTACAACTGATGCAGTAATTGTAGACGAGTTCTCGATGTGTTCACTGGATGTAATGATGTTATTATTACACTCTATTGCAAATCCTAATATTAAGGTTGTGTTTGTATATGATTCGGCTCAGTTGCCAGCAATTGGGTTATCTAAGATTGGAACTGACTTACTTGAATCTGATGTTGTTCCTAAAACTGTACTTACAGAAGTGTTCCGTTATACAGAAAATGGCTCTCTGTTTGTGGCAACAAATATCAGACAGGGTAAGAACTTCTTAGATGATACTAATATGGTTAAATATCACGAGAATTCATATTCAGTATCTAACAATTATAAGTTTATCAATGCAAATACTGATGATGATATTTTTGATGAAATCATTTTGCAGTATAAGAAGCTGATTGACAAACATATTAAGCAAGAAGATATTCTTGTGTTATCTCCACAGAATGTTGGTACAGTTGGTACATATGCAATCAATAACGCATTACAGGCAGAATATAATCCACCAAAACCTAATGAGAAGGTAATGACAAGAAAGATTAATGGTCATACTGTTACATTCAGAACGAATGATTTGGTAGTTAACAAAAAGAACGACTACTGTATGCCTACATATGATGGATATCTAGAAATGCAGGAAAGTGGAGACATGCTTAGTGAGGAAGATGTTGAACACACAATGGTACTTAATGGTCAGATTGGTCGTGTTACACAAGTAACAGATAAGGGTCTTGTTATTAAGTTTGATGAAGAACTTGTATACTTTAGCAAGGCAAAGATTAACAATCTTTTGTTAGCTTATGCAATTAGCACACATTCTTCACAGGGTAGTACATGTCAGTATTCAATCTCTGTTGTATCTAGTAAACATAAGAGAATGTTGTCAAAGGCTCTGTTATATGTAGCTGATACAAGATGTAGGAAGGCGCACATTGATATTGGTGAGATTGATGCTTTCGAGTATGCATTAACAGTTGATGAAAATAAAATTAGAAATACATGGCTCAAACAGCTACTGATTGAATGGAAACAGTCAAAAACTAAGGAAGATAATAAGGAAGATATAGAGGAACTTCCATTTTAAGTATTGACAAATCGGTCTAAATATGGTATAATGTGATTATGAATTTGTAAGAGGGACTTGGCATGAGAGATTTTATTAGATTTTTTATACCTAGATTTTACAATTGTAAAGACATTATTCTGGTTATGTGGCTAGGATATGAATGGTATATAAAGAAATATTAAGGGGGCTTAAATGCAAAAATTAATTACCATGGCTTTTGTGATGGTTATGTTACTTATTCCACAAAAAGCCATGGCGTATAATTCTAGCACGATGTTTGCTAAAACTACCACTAATATCTACTTATCATCAACAGATAATTCGGATATTATTGGGAATATATCATTTAATTCAGCAGTAACAGTCATAAATACAGAAGGCGACTACTGTATCGGTGTTACCGATAATGGCTTGTGTGGTTATATTGACACAAATGATTTAATGCTAAATCAATATGATACAAAGAGTATGGATGTTAAATATAAGACCACTATGAAATCATATGAGAGCTACACAGTGTTCTCTAAGTCGAGTAATCAGTATGAGTTACAACAGATGGCTACAACCGATTCTAAAGGACTTAGAAAAGTTAATGACCGCTATTGTGTGGCGCTCGGAACTAAATTTACATCTGATATTGGTCAATATTTTGATTTAGTATTAGATAATGGGGTTGTAATCCCATGTGTACTTGGTGATATTAAAGATGATAGACACACTGATAAAACTAATACATATACTGTTTCAAATGGTTGTGTATCTGAGTTTATTGTAGATATTAAATCTTTAGACACCACAGGAAAAACAAATGGCAATGTATCTGATATATACAATCTATGGGATAGCCATGTTGTTCAAATAATAATATATGATTATAATATATTAGGATAACGGCAAGTCCCTCTTCAAATTTAACTAAAAGGAGAACTGACAACATGGAGAAGCTAGTAATACTTATCGGAGAAAGCGGAGCAGGAAAGGATTCTGTTCAAAGAGGGCTTAAAGAAAAATACAATATTTCACCAGTAGTTCTATATACCACTAGACCAAAGGGCGATACAGAAATTGATGGTGTTAATTATAATTTTATTTCAGTAGATGAATTCAAGAACATGATTGATGATGATGTATTTATCTACTGGGCGACATTTAACGGATTTAACAATGGTAAGAAAGAAGTTTGGTATTATGGCTTAAAGAAGTTTGAGCTTGATAAGAAGCATTGTGTAATTACAGATATTACTAATGTAGATAAAATTAGAAATTATTTTGGTGCTGAAAATTGTGCGTGTTGTTATATTACTGCACCAGTACAGACAAGAAGAGAACGAGCGCAACAGGCTAAGAATAGAAAGAACTTTGAGTTGAAAGAATGGATTCGGCGTATCAAGGTTGATAAGGTTGAATATAAAGATGTTGATAAAATCGCTGATTATAAAATAGAAAATACTGGAAGTGTATACGAGGCAGTTAATGATGTAATGTACTATGTGTACGTACAGAATCAAAAATAATGGGTCTAGAAGGCTCAAATTTGAGTTTTTATATTTCAGTCGATAAAGTTATCATAAAAGATGTTTAAGGAGTTAAAATGGCAAGATTTGAAGTTGTAAAAGACGAATTTAGAAAGACAGAAGGAGAAATTACATTACCAACAAGAGCAACCGCACACAGCGTTGCATATGATGTATATAGTCCAATTGATGTAGTTATTGAACCGCATAAGAATGCAATGATTTGGACTGATGTTAAAGCTAATTTCAATCCAGATTCAGCATTGTTATTAAATGTTAGAAGCTCAATGGGAAAGCACCCAGTAATGATTGCTAACACACAGGGATGGATTGAAAGCGATTATTATGGTAATGAATCTAACGATGGGAATATTGGTGTAAATTTATATAACTTATCTGACAATGAATATGTAATCCATCGTGGAGACAGAATCGCACAGGCAATGCTTATTAAATACGAAACATTTGATAATGGCAATACGGATGCTACGAGAACTGGTGGCTTCGGCTCTACAAATTAAAAAGCAAAAAAGGGATAGAGAAATTAATCTCTATCCCTTAAATTATGCCGTATGCCACGTTATATGAGAAATTACAGTTTGTAATGCTGTGTATATACCATCACTTGTTACTGGATTACTCGAACTAGCTGTAGGTGCTGAATCAAATGTTAAAGTTGCTTGTTTACCATTTAATGCATTTGTAATAATTGCATTTTGTACAGGATTTGTACTTGTCGTACTAAGAGCAGAATCAACAGTAATGGTTGCACCGCCAATTGCACTCAGTCCACCATTGGA